CGGCAAGTTCGAGGTCTCCCTGGACCTCGACGTGATCACCCAAGACACGACCGCGACCGAAGAGATGGCCGACCTCTCGGTCATGTACCTCTGGGGGGAGAAGAAGTCCTCCCTGGAGTTCGAGGGTATCGAGATCGTGGACATCTCCATCGGAGGCGAAGCCGAGGAGACGTACGACGAGACGGGGGACATCTACTTCTACACCGCCTCGCTGTCCATTCAGTTCCGCGCCGACTGGGAGATCCACGTCCCCATGGCGTTGACCATCTCGAAGGTCACCCAGGACCGTTCTGACGGCACGGAGGGCCTGACGCAGACGGGCCCCGGTTCCCTGTTCTACGCGACCTTCCCCACGATTGTCGGTAGGAACAACGACTTCGAGCGCATCACCTAACCCAAATTTAGATCGGACCCTCCCATGCCCCGCTACGTATTCGAGTGCCAGAACGAGAGTTGCAACTGCCGCTTCGACCGCAACCTCAAGATGGGGGAGCACCCCACCCACGAGTGCCCGTCTTGCCACGAGGAGGCCCCCCGCTGCCTCGAAGGGGAGGGGTTCGCCTTCGGCTTCAAGGTCGGGGAGGCTCAGCAGGGCAACTCGGGGGTCCACAAAGAAGACTACCCGACGGCGGATCAAGCGGTTGGGCGGTCGGCTGACGTCCGCTGGGCGAGCTACCGGGAGCGCGACAAGGTGAAGGATCAGGTCCGGGCCGGGGAGGGCACACACGCCCTTATTCGGCAAAATGGCCCGGATTTCGTCGAGTACCAGGCCATGTCGAAGCCCGGCCTGGAGGCCCGGAAGGCCACCGGCTCCAAGGTGTTCGCGGCCATCAAGGCGGCGAAAGAAGCTCGGGCGGGGGCTCGATAAAGCACTGTTTCGCCCTGCATGGATGAAGTTCATGGCTCAACGCACCGAGCCAGACGAGCCTGCCAAGGCCCGAGCACACCTAGATCAGATCGCATCGGAGCTAGACGGGGGCCCAGACAGCAAAACCCGGATCAGATCGAAGCACGTTCCACAACTAGGAGACTCGGATGGCTCTTGGACCCTTCATCAGCTACGTCCCGCCCGGGGTGTACACACGCACTCTGACCGAAGCGAATGTCGCGAACATCGTGGCTGGCCTTCGCATCCCCGTCATCATCGGGGTAGGGCAGGAGGAACTCACCCAGAGCGATGTCGAACTCGTTCGCGGCAGCTCGTCCACCGTTGATCAGCAGATCAACAACGAAGACGAGAGCCTGTCGTGGGTCGTCGATTCGACGAACCCGCAGAACCTCATCCTCGGGGTTCAAGACGGCACCCGCACGACCTTCCGGGTCCGCAACTACCCCATCGTGGATGGCCAGGGCTTCGGCCGGGTCACCAACGACACACGAACCGTCTCCGTCACGGTGAACGGCATTCCGGTGTCGGTCGGGGCGGTCAACGGGCAGAAGGGGCTCGTCACCCTCCAGGTGCCCTCCCAGCCGACGGACCTCGTCCGCTGCACGTACTTCTTCCACCGTGGGGACACGGCCTTCACGGATGACGTGTCGGCCCAGGTGACCTCGACGGCGGCTCAGCTCACGAGCCCCGGGTTCGCCCCCTTCACCATCGTGGCGGGCTCGAACGACGTTCTCAGCCTCAAGGTCAACGGGATCGAGTACTCCGTCACCTTCGCGGCGGGGGCGACGACGGCTGCCGGGATGAAGTCGCAGATCGACGCGACCCTCATCCCGAACTTCAGTACGTCCGTCTTCACGGACAACAACGGGCTCGACCACCTGCTGTTCACGGCGACGCAGAGCATCGAGATTCTCAGCGGGACGGCCAACGGCCCGCTCGCGTTCCAGCCGGGGACGAAGACCGCCCGCAGGACGGCCTTCGTGGTCTTCAACCGACCCATCGTCGATGGCTCGGGTGGCGGCACGACGACGACCGACACCTCGAAGGTCACCGTCAAGGTCAACAACGTCCAGGTCATCCCGACCTCCGTGGACGGCGCGAACGGGTCAGTGACCCTGCCGTACGCCCCCTCGGTGGGCTCGACGGTGACTATCTCCTACTGGGCGAACACCTGGCAGGACACGTTCGACTACCTGCCCAACACCCTGGTGACGACGGTCACCCGCTGCGGCATCTCGCCGGGCCGGGCCGACTACATCCAGGGGCAGGACTTCGTGATCGCGAACCCCTCGACGGACGTATCCATCGTCCACTGGGGTACCTCGGCGTCCGTCACCTCGGGGACGACGACCCCCGGTGCGGAGCCGTTCGACAATACGCAGGTCATCCCCTCGCTGAACGACGACAAGTTCTTCCTGGCCGAATGCAGCCGGTTCGTGGACAACACCACGATTCCTGCGGCGGTCAGCTCGAACCAGTTCTTCCTGCCGGAAGTGCCCACGACGGGCAACGGCCGGGACACGACGCTGGGCGTCCCGCTGTACACCTCGGTGACGAACGGCAAGCAGGATGTGGTCACCAACCGCCCCGACCTCGTGGTCGTGCGGACGGGCCGCAACCTCCGTGACGCCCTCAACCGGACGGCGGCCACGGTCATCGGCGTCGATGGGGCAAGCCGCCTCATCACCCTGAAGGATCCGATCCCGCCGGATCACGTCGCCTACGCCACGTTCTACTACAACCGGATCGTGGACGACACCTTCCTCCTTACCTGCACGGTCCCCGGGCCGGTCGGGTCGGGGCAGTACACGGTGTTCTCGACGACCCAGAACGCGAGCCTGTACCAGGCGCGGTTCGGGACGAAGACGGGCCTGCCCCAGGTCGTCCAGTGGCCCCGTGGGGTCGAGCAGATCCCGGACGCCTTCCACGCGGGCACGGGCACCCCCGTCTCCGAGACGGTCACGGTCACCTTCTCGATGGCCCCGGCGAAGAACGCGGCCTACACGAACAAGGGCCAGGGGCCTTACTCGTTCTTCTCGCCCTACTCGGCGACCTGGACGACGAAGCTCAACGGCAACAACTACGCCACCAACCTCGCGACGGCGGCTCCGGCCTACCTCGTCAGCGGGCACGTCACGCCGATCCAGACGGGCATCGACACCGGGAAGATCACCATCCCGGTCGCGTCGAGCACCCTGAACGTCAAGGTGGACGGGGTGGCCTACCCGGTTGCCCTGACGACCGGTAACCGGACGCCCGCCCAGATCATCGGCGAGATCAACGTCGCGGTCGGCTCGGTGGTCGCCAGCTACCTCCAGATCGGCCCGCTCACGGGCGACATCGTGTTCATCCTCAAGAGCACGACGACCCCAGGGGCTCTCCCCGGTGGCCTGGACGTGGTCTCGACGGTCCGCATCGAGTCCGGTACGGCCGAGACGATTCTCGGGTTCGCGGCCTTCCAGACGGCCTCGGGTACGGTGGGGGCCATCAACAAGGCAGCCACCCTCCTCGGCACCATCGCGGGGCCGTTCAACATCACGACGGGCCTCAACGACACGTTCAAGTTCCGCCTCAACGGGACGGACTACGCGGCCACCTTGCCTGCGGGCGTGGCTGTGACGTGTGCTGCGGTGGCTGTGGCCATCAACGCGGTGACGCCGGGTGTGGCTTCGGCCGGTACCCTGCTGAACCTCGACCTGCTCCGTCTCCTCTCGACGGTCAACGACGCCACCTCGTCCCTCATCATCCTGGATGGGAACGCGAACGGCACCCTCGGGTTCAACGCCAACGACTCGGCGTCACAGACGCTCGTGTCTCCGGCCGAAGTCGTGGACGCCCTGATGAACACGGCGGGCTTCCAGGCGGACGGGTTCGCGTACGCCTCCTCCATCGACGGGGCGACGTACATCACCATCGAGTCGATCACGGTGGGTCTCACGACCTCCTCGGTCGCCTTCGTGAACTCGGCCAACATGGCCTTCAACACCACGACGGGTGTGCAGATCACCCCCGGTACGGACGGCGACAACGGGGAGGATACGCAGCAGATCTTCACCGTCACCTCGAACAATCCGTCGGGTTCGGGCGGCACGGGCCTCCCTGGCCAGACGTACACGGACGCCTCGACGGGCCTCCGGTTCTCGGTTCTCCCCGCGCAGACGGGCCTCTACACGAACGCCGGTTCGTTCACCCTCACGGTGAGCCCGACCTTCCTGGTGGATCCGAGCCGTCCGTTCTACGCCATCCCCGGGTTGGAGACCATCGTCTACAACACGGTCAACGTGGCTGCGAACGACACGGCGTCGCTCCAGACGTTCAACCCGGGCGGGGTCGAGCCCAAGGTCGGCGACTTCTACTTCATCACCTACCGGTACATGAAGCAGGACTTCACGACCCAGCTCTACCGCCAGGTGAAGAGCATCGAGGCGGCGTACGGGCCGGTCTCCTCGGAGAACCGGGTCACCCTCGGGGCCTACCTGACCATCCTCAACGGCGCTCTGCTGGTGGGGATCAAGCAGGTGCTCAAGGTGCCGAACACCAACCAGGCGTCGGACCAGAGCTTCATCGCGGCCATCGACGAGCTGGCCACCCCGCTGCCCGGCAACATCAAGCCGGACATCCTCGTCCCCCTCGCGACCTCGACGGCGGTGTACTCGTACTTGACGCAGCACGTCGAGATCATGAGCAACATCCGCAACCAGAGCGAGCGGATGGGCATGATCGGGTTCGCCTCGGGTACCAGCCCGTCGAACGCCCAGACCATCGCCAAGGCGCTCAACTCGAACCGCATCGTGGCCTTCTACCCGGATTCGTCGGTCATCACCCTGACCGACGAGCTGGGCCAGAGCTACGAGCAGCTCGTGGACGGGACGTTCTTCGCGGCGGCCATGGCTGGTGCAGTCGTCACTGCCTCGGTGGACGTGGCGACCCCGTACACGCGGCGTCGGCTCCAGGGCTTCACCCGCATCCCCCGGATCATCGACCCGGTGGAAGCGAACCAGACGGCGGTGGCGGGCATCACCCTGCTCGAAGACCTCGACCCCATCATCCGGGTTCGCCAGGGCCTCACCATGAACATGAGCAACGTGCTCACGAGGCTCCCGACGGTCGTCCAGATCGCCGACTTCGTGCAGCAGCAGAGCCGGGCGACCCTCGACTCGTTCATCGGAACCAAGTTCCTCGCGAGCCGCACGAACGAGGTCAACGTCTCGATGACGAGCCTCTTCAAGCAGCTCATGCAGGCGGAAATCGTCGGTGCCTTCACGGGCATCTCGGCCACCATCGACCCGGACGACCCCACGGTCATGCGGTTCGAGGCGTACTACCAGCCGATCTTCCCGCTGCTCTACATCGTGATGACGTTCAACCTGCGAGCACGGATCTTAGGCACAGCTCGGGCTGTGATGGAAG